TCAATTTAAATGATTTTCCGGGGGGCAATTTATCTGGTCAACCGGGGGGCAAATTCACTGAGTTTTTCCAATTACCTCTGACGCTGGCAACTAATAGTGTAATCGTCGTAGCTTTCTTAATGGTGCTAATTTCATTTATTATAAACCGTCTGAACAAGACACTCTCTTTACTGCATATCCTGAATGCAACGGCTATAACCATTTCAATATCATAAACGTTATAACTGATGCCATCCGGTTGCTTGAGATACTTCATCGTGTCAAATTCGTTCAGTTCCTTGTTCTTGTAAATGGTATGAATCGCCTTGTGGACATCGCATGAGAACACACCGAACAGGTCGGCTATCTCAAATTGTGTCATCCACACGGGTGCTGTCGGCATAATGACTACACCCGTTTCACTGATTGTTATTATTCCTCTGTCCATAATGTACTGAATTGATACTGTTTACTTATTGTTGTCTGTCTTTTCGCCGATAGATTGTATTTTCCTGCGTTCCATCAGCTTGTCCATGTCCTTTGAGATTTTATCATCGGTTATCCGTGCATACCCCTGTGTCGTCCGGATATTGGAATGCCCCATCATCTTGGCAATACTTTCGATAGGTATATCCGCCGAAATCAGGAATGTTCCGAAGCTGTGCCGACTTTGATGATAGCTCAAATTTTCCTCTTTGCCTATGATAACACCCATCTCATGGATATCAAACCAGAGGGCATCACGGCTCGGAAGAGGAAATACGGGCTGTTCGTCATCGGTCGTATTGTACAGTGACAATATCCGCTCCGCTATGGGATGCAGGGGGATGAACGCCTCCACATTTGTTTTCTTGCGGTTGATGCGGATGTGACGTCTGCCTTCTGCATTGCGTCCGATATGATGCGGGTGCAGAAGCTTTATATCCACATACGCCAATCCCGTCAGTGTGGAAAAGATGAATGCCCGTCTTGCAAGCTCCTGACGCTTATCATACATCGGGGTGGCAAGGATTCTCTTGAACTCCTCACGGCTGATGTACTTGTGCCTTGCTTCCGGCTTTGGTTCGTATTCCAGATCCTCGCAGGGATTCACACGGATAATCTCTTTATCGACAGCCAAATAAAGCAGACGGTTCAGCCAGCATAGGCATTTGTTGGTCTGGGAAGCCCCGAAATTCTTGCATTTCTTAAGATATGCCTTGTAAGATTTGCCGAAATCTTCCATCACTTCCTCAAAGGCGATGTCTTTCTTCCCGAAAGAAGCGAGATAATCCGTCAGGTACTTCTGATAGTACATGGAGTGGCGGTAGGAAGATATGGAATCTATTTCTACTGAATGTTTCCTTAACCGCTCCCTTTCCCATTCCCCCATTTGCAGAAGGGTAACCGGATGAATATTGTTCATGGCGATATGGTTCTTCAGCATCTCCGCACTGACCACACCTTGCGATTTCAATATCTCATTATAGGCTTCTTCCATCAGGCGCAGGTATTCCCGTAAACGGTTGTTCTCCCTTGCGGACTTTATCTCGTTCTTCCTGCCGTTCCAGTCTTCCGGTCTGCAATAAATTCCGGGACTGATGACGGTCTGTTTGCCGTCAATGGTTATACGACACAATACGGCGGTCGTACCGTCAGCCTTTACCTTGCTGCGGTTGATGTAGGGTAATAATGAAAATGTACTTCGCATATTATTCTTTAAGTGTTAAAGAGTGAGTTTGAAATCTTCGGTCGCTTTAATGAACTTGTCCATGTCCTCGAAAAGTTTCTTCGGGCTGACACGGGCATAGACCTGAGTGGTGGAAATATCGGAATGTCCCAACATTCGGCTGATGGTTTCTATCGGCACACCCGCTTCGAGTGTTATCAGCGAAGCAAAACTATGGCGGGCCTGATGATAACACAAGTTATCCTTGATGCCTGCCAGTGCCGCTAACGCTTTCATGTGCCGTTTCATGTTCGGGTGGTGGATTATCGGGAAAAGCGTTTCCCGTGTTTCGTCCTTGTATCTCTCAAGTAGTGCCAACGCTTCGGGAAGCAGTTTCACGCTCGCCCGATGTTCATTTTTCTTTCGGCGGTATTTCAGCCATAATGATCCGTTGTCATCCGTGTACAGGTTCTCGTCCGTGATGGAAACCACATCAGCGTATGACACACCCGTATAGCAGGCAAACAGAAAAAGGTCGCGTGCCAGTATGTGCGTCTTCCTGTATGGCGGTATTTCCACGTCACGGATTCTTTCGAACGATTCGCGGCTCAATGCACGTGGTGTCCTTTCTGATTGCCGGGGCAGGGCGAAATGTTGAAAATGGCATTTCTCGGAATACCCTTTCTTGTAGGCAAGGCGGCAGATCTTCTTCAGGATGGCAAGGTGGTGGCGGACGGTATCTATCGCATAGCCTTTCTCTTCCGTGACGAATGTCTGATAGTCGTGGATGAACTGTTCCGTCAATTGTCCGAAAGCCAGATCCTTGACCTTGTACTTGGTTTCGATGAACTCCCCGAGTGTCAGCCGCATATAGTGATAACCGGGATAAGTCCCTTTTGCACGGTCTATGCCGATACGTGCCTTAATGTCGTCACAGATTGCATCTGTCATTTTCATGAGGGTCATCTGCGTTTCCATGCTACCTTGAAAAAGGTCTTTCACATCGATGGCGTCAAAACCAGCCTTACGGGACACAAGGCTGTCGAATGCGGCGTTTACCGCCAACAGCAGTTTTTCAATCCTGGTATTGGTTTCCACAGCTTCCTTGCTCTTGCCGTTCAGACGGCTTTCACGTGGATTCCACAATTCAGGCGTGCAGGACAGCTTGCATCCGAACTGTGCCATCGTGCGGTTCACGGTGACTCTTCCCATTATCGGGGCTTTGCCCGATTTGTCCAGTCCGCTCTTTTTGAGGTAGAGCAACACCTTGAATTTTTCTACTTTCATACGCTTATATTTTTTAGTGCAAAATTACTTGTCGTATAAGCGTTCCTTGATATGCAAAACATTGTGTATGAGCGCAAACAAAACGGTGAGTATTTCTTTTCATTGCCTGCCGTTACCTATTCCCGTTTCGGTAACTGCCCGGCTAACGGTTTGGTAACTGAACAACCTCAATATTCCGTTGCCGTTTGCATTTTCTCCACTTGGCAGAATGCTGAAACAAAGCTCATTTCAAACGGTTTACGTTTTATCTTTACCTGTCCGCTTTTCCTTGCACAGCCTATCACTTTCCATTGCAGGCGCCACAGCTTCGCCACGTTGCTTGCCGCCAACGGCGTAGATATTCTCACCATCAGCAAGATGTTGACACACAAAAGCGTGAAAAACACGCAAATCTACGCCAAAGTTGTCGATGAACGAGCGAGAGAGGCATCTATGGTCATTTCGCTGAAATGATTTTGTTATACAAAATCATTAAACTAAAAACTTTTGCATTTCAAAATTTGTTATTAACTTTGCAAACAGAAAAGTCATGCACATCATTTCACATAGAAAACTCAAAGAGTTCTATGAATCAGCCGGAAACGGAGATTCGAGAATTGCGTTGGAGCGATGGTACGACATTGCTCAGCAAGCGCAATGGCATAATCTGTCGGAAATACGCGATGATTTCCCTGCAACAGACTATGTCGGCAACCAGCACTATGTCTTTAACATAAAAGGCAATAACTATCGGCTGGTCGTAGTGATAAAGTTCACTATCGGAAGAATCTTCATACGATTTGTCGGGACTCATAGTGAATATGACAAAATTGATTGTTCAACCATCTAATAGCGACGATATGGAAATTTCAAAACAGCAATATGAGTATGCACTCAACCGCATTGAGGAGTTGTTGCCACTTGTGACGGATGAAACTCCAGCAAATGACAAGAATGCCATTGAACTTACCATTGTTTCAGATGTGGTTGAAGCCTACGAGAAAATTCATTATCCGATAGCAAAGCCCACTATTGGAGAACTGATCAGCCTCTCAATAGAGGAAAAAGGCATGACCCAGAAACAGCTTGCCAAAGAGCTCGGTGTGAGTCCGTCAAGAGTAAGCGATTACATTTCAGGTCGTGCCGAACCAACCCTGCGCATAGCACGAGCCATATGCCTTATTCTTGGCATAGCTCCGGCAGCCATGCTCGGTTTATAACAAATATAATCATACTTACCGTGCCATTTCATTAGTTTGGAGTGGCACTTTTTATGTCGCTGAACATCATTGGGGTTGTGTTCGTTATAAAAATTGATGAATTTTTC